GATATTGAAAGAACATTTGTTGTTGTGTTATAGCTTAAATCCTGCGAGTCGGTGTTATCTAACATATCGTCAACTACAAAGTCGAACGCATTGTTCGCATCGTCATATGTGATCGTGATCCGCGTGTTGACTGAATCCGCATCCTTGATCAGCGCGTTGACGAAATCGTCAACTTCTTCGCCTGTCAAATTCGTGTCAGCGATCGTTGTGTCCACTTCAGATATGTCGATCGTTCCGCCATTCACAAGGGAAATCACATCGGTCGTTGTGTTATAACTCAACGCCTGCGCATCCGTGTTGTCCAACATATCATCCACGACAAAGTTGATTGCATTGCCCGCATCATCATATGTCACCGAGATCCGTGTTTCCGTTCCGCCAAGCAAACTGCCTGCGAAATCTTCAACTTGTTCTTCAGTCAATTGCGTGTCTGTGTTGTCCAAATATCCCGACAGATCAACTGTTGTTGCGTCACCTGACAAAGACAATGTGTTCGTTGACAATGAAAGATCCTGCGCATCCGTATTGTCAAGCAATGCGCTTGCTTCATATCCGTCAAGCGTTCCTGTGTTCGCAACAGCACATGATCTGCTGTCGCAAGTCGTGTCTGCAATAGTCGTGTCCACTTCAGATATGTCGATCGTGTTGCCCCCTTCGATCGTGATCACGTCTGTTGTCGTATTATAGGAAAGCGTCTGATCATCGGAAGAAGTATCTTCATCATCAACCAACTTCCATTCAGATCCAGAACAGTCACCCTCATCAGGGACGCACATATACAAATTTTGTGAATCTTCTTCGAAACAAAGATCCACATTCTTCCCATCAGTCAGCGCCGTGCAATCAGTCGCATGATTCCTATATGTCAAACTATAAAACTGCGCCAACGCAACCGACGGCAACAGTGTCAGCATTGCGATCGTGAGTATGAATATTCTTTTCATCTTGTCCCCTTTTGTCTTGAATCGTTTTTATAATATCGTAAAGTCTTTTTGCTGAATGATTCCATGTGAACTTGCCATGAATCCGATCGGATGCACGCTTGCCCTTCGCCAATGCTTTGTTGTAGTCGTGAAAGATCGCCAAGATCTGACTGAAAAAATGATTTGTATCAGGTATGAACACGCCTGACCTGACTTCATAATTTGCAAGATACTGTTCGACGACTTTGTATTTGATCGGATAGCCGACACTCTCGTCGAAGAAGTCTGCGCATCCCGTGATCGGTGTTGCGATTGATGGACAGCCTGTTGCCATCGCTTCGCACAATGTCAATCCCCATCCTTCGCCCAATGTCGGGAATAGGAAGCAATGCGCGCTGTGATACAGATCAACAAGATCATCAAACGGGATCTTGCGTGAATCAAAGATGATGTTCTTGTGTTCCCCTTTATATTGCAACTGATCTGCGAATTCGCCCTGCTCTGCCTTCTTTGCCCGCTTCAACATACTGCCAACCGTCTGATCCGCAGGAACAGTCTTTGCCTTGATCCCTTTTCGGATCTTCTTTCGTTGCTTCCATAAACTTGTGATGTATTCTTTGCGATCGTATTTCGGCGAAGTCGTCTTGATATACAATTCAATGTGCGGGTTTTGTTCAATGATGGGAATGATGTGAAGCAAGGAATTATATCCTTTGCGCGGGTTTGGCGCGCCTACCCATAGCAATCTGAACTTCTCGTCGAAGATAGGCTTCTTGCGATCATAGAACGGGAACTGATGTGCTTCAACGCCTTCGAAGCATACATCGATCGGCTTGTTTGTGAACGGCTTGAAGATATCACGGCAGAAGCGCGACGGCACGATGATATGATCTGCCTGATTCAGCGCCTTGACATATCCTGTCGGGATCTCTGTCGTTTCCCACATTGTGAACAGGACGTTGAACTTGTTTGGAATAGGTTCGAAATGATCGGCAGGGACGATATGCAGAACGATATCTGCGTCATCATCATAGTCGAAGTATTCAGCGGAATACTTCTTCATGAAGCTGTTGTGTGTGTTATAGCCTAACGCGTTGCCTGCATGATCATGCAGTTTTGTTCCCCATTGCATCTTCAATTTGTTCATTGATCTTCCCCCAAAAGAATCCCAATCGGGATTCAAGAAAAGTGATTATCGCATCGCCGTCATCGGTATCAAACCAAGATTCTTCGCGTTGCAAGACATAATCGTTGATTAATAATTTACACCCCAACAACTTTGCTTCTGTGACTGCGCGCGGGCAAATGTCTGATCCCGCAGGCATATAGATATATCCTTCTGCCTGTGATAAGGCAATCAGGACTTCGATATACGGCTTCTTGTATATGATCTCATAGTCAAGATCATTCGCAAGCGCGTACCTGACAGCTTCCTTCGATCCCTTCACCCATGAATCGCTGAACAGGATGATCCACTTTCCGTTTCGCTTTTGATCCTTGATCTGTTCGCGCATATCCCTGAAGATCTGCAACGTGTCCCGCGCAAACGGTGTTGTCAGCAAGACAGCATTCATGAACGGCAACTGCTTGATCGACCAATCCATCTGACGCTTTGACATGAAGAAAACATATTCTGCGTTCGTATAGAATCCGATGATGACAGGGTTGCAACAATTGCATTCGTTCCCCGTCTTAAACTTGTGAACTTCAGGACATCGATGATCACATAGCTTGAAGTCATGATCAAGGACGGAATATCTGCATTCGTCCGTGATCTTCTTCAGAGATCCTTCGCTGACAAACGTGAAATTCCCAAAGATCCAATATTCGTCACGGTGTTCTTCAATAAGATCCGCCGTCACTTCGCTTGACTTAAACTTCAAAAACTCATATGGACATTCTTTGATCAAGGCTTCTGTTGATAACTCTGCCCCGCCAAGAAATTCGTCCATGTAATAATCTGCAACAAAGATGATCTTCTTCATGATTTGTCTACGTTCTCCAATATGATTCTGTGCATTTCACCGTGTCCGCCGAACCTTGCCTTGTGAACTTGTGTCATGCAACCTTGTCTGTTTGCCCTGAAATGATATGTCGGCTTCTCAAAGTATCGGAAGATCTTTCCTGCCTTCGCGAATCGCAACCAGAGATCCCAATCGGAATAACATTCCGTTTGATAGCCACCTAATTCATCGAATACTGCCTTCCTAAATATTGAGCCGTGCGGAAGCTGATCCCGTTGACGTAATGTTCCGTAATCAACGGATGTTTCGCCCCAAGATCCAGATCCAACGAACACTTGAGAATGAACGACATCGGCGTCGTCATAATTTCCTGCCCTGATTCTGTCAAGACATTCACCCATATTTGCTTCGTTAAAATAATCGTCATCGCAGAAGGGACAAACCCATTCACTTGTTGTTTTTTCAACTGCATAATTAAACCCTTCGACAATGCTTCTTGATCTTCCATCGCCGACAACCCTGATCCCGTTGTTTGCGATTGTTATATCCACGCGCGTTTGTCCGTCTGTATAAAGAACCACTTCATCAAACATCGACGCTGACTTGACACATTGTTCAAGCATCGCCCGATCTGGATTCTTTGAATTAATTGCACATGATATTTTCATTCAATCCCCAAAGGGGAACGGCATATTTCAGCCGTCCCCCCAATCTTATTTCAACAAACTAAGATCCTGCTGTCACAACAGAAACAAACGCGTTTGCGTTAGCAATAGCGAATCCCCATCGTGTGACGATTCTGAATCTTGTTTGATAATAATCAAACTTGCCATATGGATCAACGTCCAATGACATGATGCCCCTTCGACGCCCAATATAGAACTGTTTCAGATTTCCGAAAACAGCTTCAACAGTCGAAACGGCTGACGTGTTGATTGCCTTCTCTGAAACGATATATGGATGCTCCCAAATTGTCCCGCTTTGTGTTGCTGAAGGATGCACCATGATATAGTTGCCATCGGTGTCCTTCACGTTGCGAAGATATCTTTTTGCTGTTCTACCAAATACCCATTTGGCATTCGCAAGATATCCATCTTCAAGAGAACAGGACGCTTCATTCATCGGATCAAAATTGATCATGCTGAAATGTGCTGATCCCGTTGCCATCACGACGGATGTTCCTGTCGTTCCCTCCATCAATCCAGAAACAGGACTTCCCGTTCCCGCCAAGACCTGATTGTCAATTTCGAGTGCAACCGCATACCCGAATTGTTCAGTCAACATCGAAACGATGTCGATCGCTGAATCATCAAGCAATTCGTTTGACGCAACTGCAAGCGCGTTCATTCGTTTTGCTGTCAAAGACACCTGACCAACTGTTCCTTCTTTTTGCCCGATCTGACCTTCTTCATCATCCCATTCAACTGTGACCATTGATGCTTCAGTCGGTAGTTTAAGGGTTGAACCCGCCATCGGAAGAACAGTACATTCCTGAAGTGCGAAGGTTCTGTTTCTTGCCAACTTGACCATTTCCCATTGATACTCGTCAGGCACAAGATATCCACCTTCTGATGGCGTATCTTCTTGCATTGACGCTTTTGTTGCCATGTTCCTGTCGTGAAGTCTTTGCATCGCTTCAGGATTCATGTTCCTTTTTGCTTCGATGAAGTCGATCATGCCTTTTGCAAAGTCATCGATCTGTTCTTCACTTTCAAACCCTGCTGTGTCATAGCCAACGGCATAATCAAACGTGCCTTTGCCAATGATCCCCTTCGCAAGTGCTTCACGAAGAACCCTGCCTTGCTTGCTGATGCTTCGTCCGCAATGTAATTTTGAAGAACTTACATATGCAGGCGCGCCATTGACGGGCGTCTTTTCAACCAAAGCGATCTTTTCTGCTTGTTCCTTCTGCGTCGCTTCAATAGCATCCAACTTTTCAGAAACAGGCTTCATCCCTTCCTGAACAACTTCCTTGAATTGATTCTTCAAGTCAGCGTGTCTTTTTTCTTCTGCGATTTTTTCTTCTGGTGTCATGATAATTCCCTTCGTTTTTTTTGTGCATCATCCCAACAGAAGCGATCTATTCGAACGCTTCCCGTGCTGTTTCAACTATGCTTTTCAATGATTCATTGTGACTGTCGTCATGAATCGGCACATCCCAATATTCCTTCGGGTTGATTGCTTCATTCAACTGTTTCAGCAATTCCCCAATGTTATCTTCAAGAACCTTGATCCGTGCTTCAAGATCTGCGATTCTTTTCTGATCTTCTTCGGGTGTTGTTACGTCTGCGGGTTTTCCAGAATCGCCTTGTTCTTCGGCGTTGCCCGCTTGCGCTTCGGCGCTTGTTCCTTCGCCACTTGTTCCTGCTTCGGGACTTCCTGTTCCTTCGGCTTGTCCTTCTGCGGGTTTTGACTGTTCGGGATTGCTTGCTTGCCCGTCACCGCCCAATGGGTTTTTGTCGTCATCACCATTTTCATCACCATCCTTTTTCATGAGATCCCGCACATAGAACATCAATTCCTTGACGTCCCCTGCATTCAGCACGCCCTTCTGAACCGCCTTTTCAACGCCCTTTGATGTGACAAGCGCGTTTGGATTCGAAGGAACTGTGACCAAAGAGATCTCCAACAATTCTTGTTTCGTATATGTCCGATAGGGATTCTTCTTCCCATCGCCGTCAATCCATTCAGTCGGGATGAACCCGACGCTTGATGCCTTCATGAATCCGCCCTTGTATAGCTTGCGGAATACATCAGCCAATGGATAGTCGCCTTCAGGCGGAAATTCAATCTTGAACATCAGCTTCCCATCTGTCAGCTTCACGCTCGTTGCGCGACCAATAGCAGGCTGACGATAATCATGAGAAGGAAGCACAACAGGATTCTTCTTGAAATTCTTCAGATCCCATCCCTTCGCATCGATGACTTCTTCATCCCGATCCATATCGCCCGTTGATCCGATGATCTCGATTTCGTGTTCCCCGATTGTCTTGACTTCACAATCCAAGTGCAACCCCATCAATTCGCGACCATCTTCAAGTGTTCTTAATTTGGCAATTCTTTTCATGACTGATCCCCCTCAAATGTTTCTTGTGTTATTAATGTGCATCTGCAATTGATGACTTCTTCAGGCGCGCCATCATCTGACGGGAACATAAGACCATTCGGAAATCTTTTGGTGATCCCGATCGTCATTCCCTGCTGTCTTGAATGACTGTCCCTGACGTTCTCGTCGCCTGCTGACACCCATGTTTTTGTCTTTGCGCCAACTGCTTCATAATATTGGAGAGATCCACCATTCATTGCCCCCGTTGTTTCTGTCCGTGCTATTCGAAGCGCTGACATCGGTGTCCATCCATTATAAAAGGATCGAATGCGATCTGATAACTGACTGACCGATTCGCCTGCTGTTATGCCTTCAGCCAATTCTTTTTCAAGTCTGCTTTTGATCGTGGCGTTGATCCCGACGATCTTGTTGACCTTGACTGCCATAAACGACCGCATCTTCATATCAAGCACGGTCTGATCAACTGTTCCGCCTGCAATGCTTTGCCCCATGTCTGCCCCTGCCATGATCGATTCAAGCATGACGGGTGATATCATACGCATCAGGATTTTATCTTCTTCCGTCCAATCGAATGAGAATTTGAGGTCCTTCTCAATAGACTTTTCGCTGACACGCTTCAAGATCCGTGTGCGCTGTTCATACAAGTATCGCTTCAACTTCTTTTCCATCTTGCGTTCTTGCGGAACGTGTCGATGAAGAAATCCCTTCCAGATCTTTTCGTGTCCTATGTCCAAGCTGATCGCCTTGACTTGCTTTTCAGGTTCGGCTTCAGGCGCAAGCGGATCTGTCCCAACAGGCATCAGGTTGAACGGCAGATATCCAACGTCTGCCCCCTGAATGTCGTCAGGGAATCCCAATTCAAGCGTGTCATTGATAACATTAAACGGAATACCCATTGCAAACATTTTCTGCGCCTGATCCAACTTGCTTGACAATTCTTCCTTCAGCGCCATGACGTTTGAATAATCAAAACGACACATGACATCAGGCATGAATCTATTCAAGAACTGCGTGTTGATTTCTTCTGACAAGCGTTTCAGGATCGGCATGATCGTGTCTGTCCAGAAAACTTTCTTCTGCCCGATGAATGTCGCATAATTCAGATCGTCCGTGATACTGAACATTGACTTCGGCACGCGCCACATCCCGATCAATTCTTCCCTGTTGAATTTCTTCTGATCGATCAACTGCATTTCCTTCGCGTTCTGCCCCAACGTCTGCGCCTTCAATCCTGATTCAAGGACAGCCATTTGAAACGACTTCGTTGATCCCTTGTGATTCTTGTCCCACCATATCTTCAATTGATCCCGTTGCTTCTGCGATAGCTGTTTGTCTGTTGACAATACGAATGATGGCGTTGCGTCGTTCTCGAAAAATGCTTTATTATACAACATCGATTGCCAATCGATATCGATCGTCTGCTTTGCAGGACTTAACGGCGACAATCCCCTGACAGGATCATATGGATTGAAATCCCTGATGTGCATGACTTCTTCACGATCCAATGACTGCTGACCATACTTCCACCCGCCCAAGATATTCTTCGGATCTCGCATCTGGAACTTCTTCGGATTGAACGTCCAGATCTCCGCAGGCATCTTGCTTGTTCCTGCCAACTGTCCAAGCGATTGCGTGTAAACCCAAAACGCTTCACCATACAAGCGATGAAAGATCACCGTTGCTTCAAGCAATTCGTTGAATGACATCAAAGGATTCGATTGATACTTGAACAGCCGTTCCAGATCAGGATTGCCAACAACTTCGTCGCCTGTCTTTCGGTTGTAGAACTTCAATTCTGCCTGTGATACGTTGTCGCCAATAGCTTTGACAGCCTTGTAAACTGTCGGCTGTTGTGCATATTCTTTCGTCAATGTTCCACGAAACAATTTCGATTCCTGCGCCATCGCCCACAATTCTTCATATGACTTTTCGCGCGCATATCCAAACCGTTCTGCGATCTTGTCGATCATTGTTTTTACGGTGTCCATATCAATTCCCCTTGTGATTCCAAGAAAGCGACAACTGCAAGACATATGCTGAAGAAACAATCCCCATGCCCTTCTGCTGTCTGAACCGCTTTCAGATCATTGTCAACATTCATCAATTGGCGTTTCTGTCGTGGATCGTTCAACAATATGATCCGCCCTTGCGTGACCATTCGATCGAATTCAACCGCCATCTTGAATTTATTCTTTGCCCCAAACACAATTCCAAACATCCCATCAACCAATTCACCCTGTTCTTTGAAGCCTTCCAACTCTGCGCGTGTGTCATCATAATTCATTCGATCAATCTTCAGCATTTCTGTGATCTGCCTGCAATATTCAAGCTGATCAGTATAGTCCCAACCGTCCATCCATTTCGAAAGAACCTGAACCATCCTGTTCTTCCGATCAACACCAAACACCGCAATGTGCGATGGATGACATTTCTTCCCGATGTCATATCCTGCATATGAAAAGTCGCGCAGGACAATATCTTTCAGATCATGATTCTTCAGATGCTTCC